ATCTGGCACATTTACGTTAGCCAAAGACGAAACACAACTAGGCCTATAAGGTTCAGGTGCCTTAGTTACTGCTGGTTTGCAATAACCCAAGGCAGAGGCCACATCGGCAGTAAAGCCTGCAGCTCGTGAAGTGGCTGTAGCATAAGGACCTATAATGGGGACATCTGACAACATGCCACTCCACTTAGCAATAGCACTAGCTGGTCCGGAAACAACACCTTTGGCATTCGCTTCATCAACCTCATCTCCGGACTGTGGTGTTAATGCTGATATGTCATAGGATGTAAGAACGCTCAATGACACATCTTCTGCCCACGCGAAAATGCTAACCGTAACAGGGTCTGTACCACCGTTGGAATGTAAAAGTGGGTTGAGACTCCTGAGAAACACATTGCACATCTCGGCAGACCAATCTTGATCTCGAATCCATCCATTATTTTTATAATAGTGCCACGGTATCACAATCTCACCACCCATAGACTTAGTTGGGTCTATAAAAATCTTTGGTCGTTGTGACCAGGTAGTGAGTGCAGCAAGACTGGAAGTATCAGAGAAATCGTCTTTTGCATCAAAAGCTCCATATGCGGCAATTGCTCTTCCATAATAGAAACCATTTCCATTCACAACTATTTTCATGTGCAGTTTCGCACGAATTAAGTTATAAGTGGTAATACGATTTTCAACTCGTTTATTAGAGAAGTATAACGTCCAAGGATTGAAGGTTGCATTCAGACTTCCTCCAACTGACCAAGGAAATTCTTCAATCTTAATAGGACGAGCAAAGAAATTGGCTAATTCGGTATCTGTCGTATCGGTAACAGACCGGGTCTTATCATCCCTACCTTCAATAGTAGTTGTGGGACCGTTATATTGGTCAGAAAAACGAACGTTCTCACTTTTCATTGTCTCTGACTTAACATAACCCATGTCTGTACCTGATTGGGGCATTAAAATTGTGTCGTCATCTATATCCGATAGATCGGGTATATCACAAATCCGCGCAACTAAATCTCTTAGCTGACACAAACGCTGATTTGTCATAGGGGGTATATTTAAGAAACTGGCTGCAACCCCCCACAAATGGCCAGTTCTATATATCTGATTTAATTTAGTTAATTCAATACTAAGCAAATTATTTACAACATCTTAACGCAGCTTAACGCTAAGAGCGGCATATATACATTGGACTGACGAAATCCTCCTCTAAATAGAGGTACTCCACGAGGGGAGTGTCGATATGTACAAAGCCTCAACAACTGTAATTTATATATACAAGACATTAGAATTGTTGGGTATCCATATATACACAGGTATTTTGATTTCCTCCCGGACCCAGATTACCGACTGGGGTTTATATCACAATGAGCATCCAAAAGAATTTCGGACACTTCCTCAAGGTCTTCACCAAGATATTTATGTCGCCAATTCAGCACTCTCTGCTCATATGACACCTCAAAACCTTGACAATAATTCTCAATATCACAGGCTTTAGCAACCTGTAATAGTTTCGACCTTCTATCCTCAAATACTTCACGACCATAATAGAACCAATCGTGAAGACAACTATCAATGTTTGTCGCCGAGTGCATCTCTAACGACAACTCCTTTGAAACCAAATGGGAATGTAATCGTTTAAAGATGGACTCCTCCGATAACAATCCAACTTTACATCCCAAATCATCATTCATAACGCATTTCCTCTTCAAAAAATCCACATCTTTTTCTTGCATATATTCAGTTGGCGTGGACTCCTTATCAGGCATAGTAAACACCATATCGTGTTCCCCTAAAAACGAAGCGTAACTTAAATGATTGAACAAAGGACAATCTTGTGCAACTGTACCAATTACATCATCACCATAGGTCATAAAAGAACATGACTCTTTAAAATCCTTATCCGGGTAAATGGTATAAAAAGCACAACGCAACAATAAAACATTGACTAAAGAATTGACAATAACCGTCAAATTCTGACCAGACGGATTAGTGCCAAACAATTGAAGTAAATCACCATTATAAGCAATGAAAGGATACACCATTTCACTCACCACTGCTTCCATTAAAGCGATATCTTCACTAGTATATCCATCACACTGCTTCGCTATATCTAAC